TTAATAATAGTTATCTCATATACTGGATTAGGAGTTGCTTTGTTATTTCTAGTAACATTAAAGGTGGCGGGAGTTCCTGTAAAGGTATTATCATTAATACCATTAATGTTATTAGTATAAACAATTACTGCATTTTGAGTAAGTGTTGCAATGTCTCCAAGGCCTGAACCAATCTCGTTAGTTTTAACCCTCCATTCATCGAATGTGTTGGTGGTATTTACTATGACTTTTGACATTCTACTACTTCTCCAATAATTGTGTCAACATGGTTTTTATATCGACCATATCTTGCTTTAAGTTTTGTATATCGCTGTCTATTCTAGTATTTCTATCTTTAGCTACACGATAAGCATTTTCTGTACTCTTGTTATTACCCATATTTATAATAGCATTTGTATTAGAATCTCTAAATAAATTCTTATGATCTTTTACAGGAATTAAAGACATCTTATTACTTCTTAACTGCAATTGCTCTTAAATCTTTACATTGTGGTACTCTAGAAGAGTTAATTGATCTAAATACAATCTTCAAAGCGAATACTGAAAAATCACCTGGTGATATAGTATATTCGACCTCTCTAAATTCTTCAGTATTATCAGAATATGGTATTGATTCAGATGAAGTTGCAATAATCCAATCCAAGGAATCAATCACTTCATCGTCATCATGAGTTTTATAATACACATCAACGAAAGTTCCTGATGGTCTATTAACATCTAGAAATACTTTAATCTCATCAGATACGTCTTTCAAACTAATATTTTTAGTTAAGTATCTTGCAAGACCAGATGCTCCTACATTAACAGTTTCTGGTACATAATCTTCAACTATATTATAACCACTTAGTTGACCAGTTTGATATCTAATATCTATTTTTTTATCTGCAGCCGGTGCAGATGTAAAGGTTAATTTCCTTAATGGATCTTCTGTGGGTTTAGTTGGGTCTAATGGTGATAATACATACCCAGTTTCAATTATACCATCAACATAAATATTAACTGCAGCTGCTGTATAAGGGTCGGTTGACAATGTATATACCGTTGTAGTTCCATCACCTGTAAAGATATCACGTTGACCTGTTACATTATCAATACGATTTTGAACACCAATAACAGAACATCTTTCTAAATCAATAATAGGTGATACATAATCAGATGTTGATGTTAATGTTCCTTTAAGTTTAAATGTCTTAGAGGATGAGTTATCTACTGATGCTATAGCTTTAGGTCTATCAACATGGAAATTACGATTAATAATTATAGGATCATAAAACGTATCAGGCATATATGGTTGTAATATAGAATTACCTAATGACACACCAGTTGCCATTTTAACACCCCAGGTGTAATTAGTAACAGGAAAGTTCATTGATTGAATCGAAGTATAAAACGTATTATACATCATATTCTCTGTTGCGTATATATCAGTTCCACCGTCAATACCTGTTCCTGTGGCAGGAGTAGTAGCAACTGTTATTTCATATGAATCTTGTTCTACATTAAATACTAAGTGTTTTACATTCAATTCTACTGCAGGTATACCATTAACTGTACCCGATATACCTGAAAGTGTTACATATAATTTTATAGAAGACATTCCTTCTTCTATAAACCCATGATTCTTTTGGAATACACGAACTACTTTAGATCCTGATGTAGTTCTAAGTGCATTTTTAATTAGTCTTATTGCAGGAATATTTTCATTTTCTAATACAACATTTGAGGTATTAGAGTAATCAAATTTAGCACGATTAATCTTAAACTTCAGATCTTTATTTTGATCAGCTGACCATGTGGAGGCATTTTGTGATGTAAATAATACACCAGCATATGGTTGTTTAGATATGCGTTTACCAGAAACATAATCATTTTCACCAATACCCGCATACCAACATTCATAATCAGTTGAGTTAGACATTACAACAAAACAATACTCTTTACCTGATTGTAAATAAACAGGTGATTTGAATGTAAAAGTAGTAGTTTCATTAGGTGATGGATTGGTTATAGTTAAATCTACTACAGATACCGCACTTGGGTTTAATGTAACATTAGAGAATGGTACAATGGTAGGTGTAGGCATACCTTGATTCATTTCTCTGATCTGTAAAGTCACAGGAAGTGTAGATGATTTAGTATGAAAATATAAATCAATAGATGTTATATAAGCCCCATACGGTTGTTTAAGTGTGTCTAATAAGAACGATTGTGCTAATGGATCCCACCATCTAGTTGATGCAGACTCTGTAGTATTTACAACGGTTCTATTACCAAACACTTGACGTTGGTTTAGCATAGGAACTCTAGTAGATATTGTTACATTCTCTTTAGTTTCTATTAATCCTTTGGCAATATATTGAGTAGATGCTGTAGTAGATTCAAATGAAGTATCATTTGTTACTGAATCTGTTAATTTAAATACTCTTGTACCTGTTTTAAATCTTGTTGCTTCTGTATTAGGTATCCAAAAAGAACCATTAACTTCACCGGCATCATTAGTTACTAGAGCAGTTTTACCTTGTGGGTGAATAATATCACCATTTCCTGCAACAGATGTACCATAGTTAGTTGTCATCTGTGCGGCAATCTCTGTATCAGTTCCTGTGAAATCTACAAACACAGAATCTTCACGGGCCCATTCACTGATATTAATACCATCAAAGAAAGCATATACTGTAGTATTAGGCTTTAAACTATTAGCTTTAAATGATACATATCTAGCACGAACAAATGGTACAAAGTTGATTTCAACTACACGATCACCTAAATTAGTTTTAAGTGTAGAAGGAGTATTAATTGTTTCTATACCTGTTCTAGCTTGTTGTTGAGTTGTAATAGTTCTTGTTGTAGTAGTAGCCCAGTTACCACCCCGTCCGGATTCCCATGAGGATGATTGTACACCAGTCCAGTTGGTTTGCCATGAGTTCCATGTAGTTCCCATAGCATCTGTTGCATTGACAATTGACATCATTGCATCATAAACACCATCTTGATTAACTGTTACTTTAGGTCTAGTAACAATATCTTTCCATTCATCCTGTGATGGAGATAGCTCAACAGAACCAGTCCATTCGAATACCTGATATGGGTTTACATTAATAGTAGCAGATGCTTTATTTTGATTAAATAATGCTTCTTCAGTAAAAGGTAATGTGACAACATCACCCGTTTTTGTTACATACGCAGATTCCGTTGCATTATATTTTAATCTTACATTTTTTTCTGAGAATAAAGGTCTAAGTCTATGATTTTGTCTATCAATCCCTATTCGATAATCAGGTGAATATACATTACCTACAGTATGTGTGTTGAAAGAATCAACAACAAAACCTGCTTTAGGTCTTGCTAATCCTGCAGAGTCAATTATATCTCTATTAGTAGCTTCTGACTCAAGTAAAGATAATGAAGTATAGTATTCTATATTATCAATTCGTTTTTCTAATTTACCAATATCTCTCATTGTATAACGTTTATTGTCAACAAGAGTTGCTTCTACTTCATCAGGTGTAAGAGTATAAGCCGGTACTAATACATTATAAAGAGCCATTGCTTCTTTAGGCGAATCTGGTAATTCAGGATCTAATGATGATACACCTTTAATAACAGAAAACTCACCTTTAGCATCTAGAACAATTTTGTCTAGTCTTGATAAGTAGTATTGTACATCAGTAGAGAACGTTGAGGATGGATCAGGACAAACAGATGTTACAGAACCTGTTCCAGAGAAATTACCACCGGAGTTATCCATTCTAGGTCTAAAATCAATAGCACTTCTTAGTTCGATTGCTTCCCCTGTATTTGCTGAAATATATTCAGGTATCTCCTCGTAAGGTATAACACCATCATAACTATCAACAGAGAAGAAGTCACCACCACCGTGAGTGAAATAATTATATTTTATTAACAGTCTACCTGAGGGAACAAATGCTGAACCTGGTCTTAGTTTTACTCTAGATATATCATAATAGTTATCACGTTGACCATTATCTAATTCATAATACTCTGAAACATCATTATCCAAAGCTGATGCAGGAGTTGTAAAATCGTTAGACATATAAACATTTAAGAGTTTATATCCGTCAGCTTTACCTAATTGCATACTAGACGTAGGAGCAGAAAATGCCATTAATTCTTCATTATCAATACCACCAGTAGTAAGTGATTTTGTTTTATGTTGAATTGATCGTTTCGTAGAAGCACATAAAGTTAATGGTGTTCCATCAGCAAGACCTGCAGTCGTTATAGTAACTGTTTGTAATCCAGCTGCATAAGCTACATTAGAAGATGATATATTAATTATGTCACCCGAATTAGCACCCGAGGCAATAGTTAATATCCAGTTATCATCAAATACATTAAATGTCTCAGTCGGCCCTACTGTTGTAAACTGTGTGTCATTACCAGCTACTGTGCCAGTACCTATAATTTTTACAGTATCATATAAATAATTGAAATCCGCTGTAACACCATCAGGCTGAGAATCACAAGTTTTAACTCTATTAAATGGTAACTTATATACCATTAAATTTCTATTAGGTTGTTGTAGTATAGCATCTGTATCATTAGCTATATTACCAGTAGTATCCCATAAGTTAGCAACAAACTCAGGGGTTCCTGCTTGTTTAAACCCTCTAACTTTTCTAAAATAACTACCTGTATTCATGGTTATATCAAATAAATATAACCTATATATAGCAGCTGTGGTTCCGGAAGTTCCGATCACCTTTTCTATAGATCTACATCTTGCCCAACCAGTAATAGCAGAAGCAAAAGTACCTGCAGTATGTCGCGACTCATATAGATTCATTTGACCGAATGTAGTAATATCGGGCAAACCTTCAAGAGTATCAACATCTATATAGTTACCAATCTGTATAGGTAAAGCTGCGGATTCAAACAAACCAGCATCTCTTGCTTTATCTAATTCTACATTAATAGTAGATAATGTTTCTATTTCATATCCTTGTACATATGCTTTTGATGGATCTAATCCTGCAGTTAGTTTAGTTGCATTAGAAGCGTGATTTTTAATATCAACATCAAAAGGTCTTACTGTATAATTACCAGATTCGTCAAACGTTCTTCTTGCTAATGTTTCTTCAACAATAGAATATTCAGTTGCCCGAACTTCTTTAATAATAATACCATTATCGATTTGAATAAGTCTAAGGAAGTCATCATCTGTTCCTACAGTATCAACACCAATAGCTTGTGTAATTAGTTCAGTTTTAATTTGATGTCTATGAGCACCTGGTGCCGCATAATTTAATGTACCATTAGCATTATCATTAAGTGTATCATCTTCAGCTGATGTAACAATAGATTCTGTTATTTTAAGACCTACATCATATGTTGGTGTTTGTCCATATTTTTCTAATACTAATTGACCTTTCTGTACTACAACAAAATGACCTTTAATATAATAGATACCTGACTCTAAGAAAGCAACTGATCCGAATCCTATAGGTGTAGTAGAGGATACTGCAGCTTGAAGAACAAATCCACCAGCAATTGCTGATGTTTTCATGTATTCATCAGCAACAATTAATTTTTCATCACCTACACCAGAATTTTGATATTGAACATAGATAGTGTCAGGATCCGTCCCATCTGCATCATATACAGCAACTACTATAGCTTTTAATCCAGTAGTAGTTCCTGCAGCGGAATTAGATGCTTCTATTGTTTTACCTATAAGATCTTTAAGATCTGCACCGGAAAATGATTGGAGTTTAATATAATCAACTTTAGTTGATGCTGATACATGACCAGGTATAATCATAGCCCCCTCTTTAAAGAGGTGATTACCCATTGAGGTAACCTGATTCTGTAAAATAGATTGTATTTGTGTTAACTCTCTAGCCTGTACAGCATGAGAAGGACGAAATAGAATCTTATTATATTTCTCTTTTGGTGACAACCCATCTACTGTAGTAGCATCAGTAAAATCATCGAAATATGGTTTTATATTAAACTTTAATGACATTATCTGTTTCCCTTATAATTCTAAAACAAGTTTAATTGTTTCAATTTGATCTGCTGATCTAGATACTGGTGTTCTATTCTCAAGAAATAAAACTTCCCCTGAATATTTTGCAACTTCAGCTGAATTAACAGCTGTAACGGATTTACCCGCACCCGCACCACCAACAACTCTTACAAAATCTGATGTAGTAAATGTTTTAAATCCAGTATCTTCTGTTTGATGATATCTTATAATACCATTAACTGAATCATAATAATCTACTAAAGCTTTGGCTGTAGAAGTTAAACCTTCTATTTCTGAATCCATGGCAAATGTTCCACCAGTCGCGACTGTTAATGATTTAGTAGTTGACAAAGTATCAGCTGTTGCAATAGTAGTAGTTCCGTGTAGATATGGGTCTTTAATAATTCCGATTTGTCTAAAATCATTATCAATAATAAAGTCACCAGAGCCATCAGCATATACTAATCTAGAGTTCATTGCGACATAATGAGATCTTAAATCAATTCTTGGATCAGCTCCAAAACCACCTATAGGTCCTAATACAGCACGTGCTGTGGCACCTGAACCACCCCCACCTGATATAACTATATTAGCTTCAGAGAAACCAGATCCATAATTAGATATATGTATTCCTGTAACTACACTACCTGTAACAACTGCCGTTGCTGCAAATCCACCACCACCATTTCCATATAAAGTAACAGTTGGTGTTCCAGTATATCCAGATCCACCATCAGTTACTTTGATATTATAAATAGCACCATTAGTTGCATTAGACTGTACATCCCATTGATTTTGAAGGGCTGTATCAGCAGTAGATCCTGGATTAGTACTTAAATATGTTACTGGAACAAATGCTGATGTTAAAAACTTAGTAGATGCATCAGATGATAATGTAAATAAATATTTCCATATATACCCATCAGACGCAGTAAAATCAATAATACCTGATGTTACAATACCACCCACATCAGGTGATACATTAGATGATCCACCTGATTTAAGACATATATAAACATTATTATTATCTGTAATAACAAAATATTTACGAGATTCTAATGATGTGTCCCTATCATCATATTCGTCATATGTTGTTCCTGAGGTCCATTGATTCCTAACAGCTGCATATGATACATCATTGTCCGCAATTAGTTTCATAGATTGCATTTTTTGATAAGCATCAAAGTGTGTTGAATACTGATTATCATAAGGCGTATCAGGTGAGGTATCATTAGCCCACGGCTCAGACCTGCCGATAAACAAATAATACGATGATGCGATTACATCAGTAATGAGTTTTTTTGCCATATCTAATCGGAATTGGCTTGTAATGATAGCTGTCATATTTTGTGACCTTTTAGTTTACTTAATGTTCTAGTTATATTTATATAAATTATTTATATGTATGGTAAATGTTGAGATGGACCTACAATAACCGGAGGAATAGTACCTGCTGCATTAGGAGGTGTTACTGTATATGCGTGAGCAGGCCCTCCTGCTGTAGATTGATAAATTTCCACCTCTATATTACCATCTATCTTTTTGGAGTTAACATCAGCAAATATTGTTGAGCTCCACATTGATATTGGAGAATCCATCTTGAATTTAAATTGATCAAAATATTCTCTCATACCAAACACCAAATGATGATGTTTAAAATATTCGCCTATATCTCTTCCTGTTAATTCTTTTAATATATAAGATGCTAATATAGGTCCACGGTATTTAACAAATTGTGCTTTCGCTAGTGTAACTGGAATAACAATAGGGAATGGAAGTCCACCAATTTGTCTACCTGGTTGATTTAAACTTAATATTGAGTTAAGATATATAGTAAGTAATATCTCACCAAAGAATATAAATCCTGCAGGATGAATTAATCGATTAAATGAGTTCTTCCATAAATCAGCATTTGATCCTGTTCTTAATACATATGAAAACTTTTGATAGTAATACGAATCTTGTATCTTCTTATAGCTTGATAAGAAACCATCCTGTGTAGTAAAGGCTCCTGTATCATATATTTTAATAACTTTACCAGAAGCTATTGCAGTAGGAAAAGTAATGAAATAATCTAATTCTTTAGTCACAGTATTAGGTT